TTTTTATTAACTTATGCAGACTTCTCAATCTGCGGGCCAGGACGGGGCCAAATCCGTCCAAGCGAAGGAAGATCAGGGTCTTCCTGATGCCTACCGGCATCGATTCTTTGATAAACCAGAGAATTGGTCTGACAAGGTCTTGTCATCTAGGATTAATAAAAATCCTATCGTAGATTTATGTCTACGTCTGTCCACTTTTCGAGTTGGACCAAACAGCAATGGCTGTTTTGACCCAAAACTGGGTAAGGACAACGTTCGTGGTCCTAGAAGACTTTACCAAATGATTGGAAGGTTCCTCGAAAGGGGGACCTACAATCGGATGGTTTGTTCTTCTGAACGGCAATGGAAATTTGTCGAAGAATGTTGGATTGCCAACATGCACACTGTCCTTCTAAACCAGTGTTTCGATCCGGTTAAGTTAGATCGTAAGCTTTTCAGATCTATTCAGATCTATAAACTTTGGTTTATTAAGTTTTTCTTCGCTGGTAAGCGGAGGACCGTTTTGAAAAGAAACGGAAAGAAGAAAGTCGTCTTCTCTCCTCTCAACTTCGAGAGAGGCCTTAAAGGCCTTAAAGCCATCTCAGGGTGGCTTCAGTGGGCCGCTTTAAGCGACATGAAGGAGCACAACGCCCCTCCTCCACCAATCCCTTATTGGGATGGTTGGCATTCTGAATCTCAGAATCTCGAACTTAAATGGTTCGCGGGAAGTCTTTCCCGTTATAGGTCAATATTAACTGACCTTAAATTCACAGACGCTGAATTAACTAATCTTTGTCAGATTAGAACTTTCGGAAGGGCACTTCCGTGCCCAACCAAGAACATGTGTTCTGAAGCCTTCCGTAATCAGATGGCTATTCTCACAACTGAGAAGATCACTCCACCGGAGAGATTAAAAGTGGTCTCCCACTTTTCTAATGAGCTTGGTAAAAGGCTCAATGTAAGGGAAATGCCCTTACATACTCATGTCTCCGTGAGTACTTCAGGTTGCTTCGAAAGAAGCCAAGAAGAAGGAGGACTGGCCGGCGAGGTCAGTAGCTGGATAAACCAGCTGGACGTTCCACTTGATCAAGTCAAAGTGGGTCCCAGGCATTTGGGTGGTGCCTTTACAGATACACTTCTGGATCTTTTCGAGTCTTGCGGCCCGATAATAGACATTCTTGATGTCTATGGGGAAGCTCTCTTCCCAAGACCAAAGTCCTTTTATGGACTTAGTGTTGGTCTTAAAGGTCTAGGCCTTAAAAGGAAAAATCTTTCCTTGCTCGACACCCTTTACGGTGGTGCCGGACTTTCCTCGAAGAAGAGGAAAGCTTCAAAGTTTCTTGATGAAGAAGCTCTCCCTTCCTCTTTAGGGAAGGTCATACTCCTTCTTTCTTCTGTTCTTGCAGAAGATCAAGGGGTATTCCTGTCGGACTTGACAGGGAAACCTCTGTACCCAGAAGTATATTTGCACGTCGCAAATTGGAAAATCCCGGTGTACCGGGGAGGGCAGATGAGACATCATCTCATTTACAAGCCCATCGACATGCCAATGTCGAAGCTCGACTGTTTAGCCGAGCCGGGCGCAAAAACTCGCCCGCTTGGTAAAAACCAAGCCTGGTTCACGATGGTGACCCGAGCCATGAGATTCATGGCTGAACCTATCCTTTCAAGGGATGGAAGAGCCAGAATTGGCTTAAGGTCTACGAACAAAATGTGGACCTTTCTTAAGTACCTTAAGAGAGTTGCGCCAAAATACGCAACTTTGATCTGTCAGTCAACAGATTATAGATCAGCAACTGATCTGATTCCGCTTGATATCTTACAAGCGTTGTGGACAGGCTTCCTTCGTAGCCTTCCAAAGAGACATCCCTTTTGGGTCTTTGGTTCTTTGATTGTTTGTCAAAGACAGATGTTTAAGGCATCTAAATTCTCCCGATTGGAAGAAGAGTTCCCTGATGGAACTTTGAACCTTCGCGGTTCATTCATGGGGGAACCCATGAGCTTCCTAAGTTTAACTTTGGAAAATCTCCTTGTTGAAGAGATTTCTTCACATTATTATTATAATGTCGAATCCCGAGTCTGGGATTTCCCTATCAAGAGGGACCTCTTGAGAGGAGACCCAATATGTGTCTGCGGCGACGACGTCGCCGCCCTCAGGGACGACCTGAGGAGAATTTTCCTGTTTAGGAAAATCGCCATCGATATGGGATGGGAATTCTCCTGGAAGGAGGGTATATCCTGTCGGATATTGATCTTTTGTGAAGATCATGCTCTTGTTACAAGAGATGATAAAGGAACTTCGATCCTTTATGTAGACGTTATTAAATCACGTCTTCTCACGACCATGAGCCGTGAACACTCCGACAACAGGAGTTCCATTCTTGGTAAAGGAAGAATGTTAAGTAATCAGCTCGATTACTTTGAGAATAAAAATCTCAAAATAGCCGTTTTGGGCTATTTTAGAAACATTTTTGATAGATGTTTCTCTTACGGAATTATCCGTAATCAGGCATGTAAAATGCCTATATATCTCCCACCTTGTGCAGGTGGTATGGGTCTTCCCATAGTAGACAGCTTAATGCCGTCTTTTATGTGGCCATATATTGGACACGTATTTGAAGTCTTAGACCTCAAATCCGAATCTGAAAGATTCGTTAAACTTGCCGAGCTCGCAAGTTTAAATAGTCGTATTAAGCACGGCTTCAGTTCGGATGTAAATCCGATACTTAAGTCTATATTTAAGACTTATTCCAAGGCTATACCTGGGAAGCGTGAAGTGAGTTCCACTTCAATTTACGACGACTCGTTCGTAATTACACTTCTACAAGAGGTGTATCAGGTTGAACTACCTGATGATCCATATGTTCACACATATGATTTCTCATCTTTGAGAAATGAAGCCAGCAGAATTGGCTTTGTCCCGCTCACTTCTTTGACAGAAGAAGTCGAGAGGGTCATGAATTTTCAAAAATTCATTAAACACGGTTCTAAAAGGGAACCGAGAACATTCAACACTTGGTTGAATT